CTTGTGTTGTCTCCAGATGAGAAGCGCAAGCAGAAGGCTTTAGAGAAAATTGCAAAAGAGCAGGAGGTTTTGGAAGAGGCCAGCCGTCTGTGCAACTTCCCAAAGAACTTTCTGGGCTTAGAGACGTACCAATGGCAGCAGAATGTGTTGGAGGCTTTAGAGGAAAAGGAGTGTCAGGTAGCCCTGAAGGCGGCTAACGGCTCTGGTAAGACAAGTGTTGTCGCAGCATCCGCTATCTTGTGGCATATGGTTCGATTTCCCCAAAGTCTTGTGGTCACCACGGCTGGGGTCTGGCGTCAGGTGGAGGGTCAGCTTTGGCCGAAGCTAAAGGAATACGTTCGTGGGCTGGGTCACGGTTGGAGGGCGACTAGCAACGAACTGGAGTTTTCCAACGGCAGCCGCGCTATCGGCTTTAGTACGAATGACGCAGGCAAGTTTGAGGGTTGGCACAGGCAGGGGCCGACAGAAAACCTTCTAATGATTGTCGATGAGGCTAAGACTGTGCCTGATCCTATCTTCACAGCCATCGCTCGCTGCCAGCCATCACGACTTTTAATTATGAGCAGCCCCGGAGCCGCTGCGGGCGAGTTCTACGAAGCGTTCACAAAAAAGCGCAAATTTTGGGACTGTCACACTGTTACCGCATTTGACTGCCCCCATCTTACAAAGGAGTGGATTGACACTCAGATTGAAATGTATGGCGAGAATAGCCCGCTGATACGTTCGATGATTTATGGGGAGTTTGTGGATGACAGCGGTGAGGGGCTTGTCCTGAACCAGAAATCCCTAGAGGAGTGTTTGCAGAACCCGCCTGAGTTGCAGACGGGAATGCGGGTTGCGTTCATTGACTTTGCCGCTGGTGGGGACGAGTGTGTATTTGCGTTGCGTAACGGCAATAAAGTGGTGGAGATGGTAACGTGGCGGGAAAAGAACACTAACGTAACTATCGGCAAGATATTGAATTTAATTAAGAAGCACAACCTAGCGCAGGATGAAATCTACGCTGACGAAGGCGGATTAGGTCTTCCGTTGTGTGATGCCCTTATGGATGCGGGTTACGACATCCATAGGGTGAATTTTGGCTCGAAGCCGTTTGATAGCAGGTACTCCAATCGCTCCGCAGAAATGTGGCATGTTGCTGCAAGAATTATAGAGAAGAGGGAGATTATCCTGCCCGATGACGGCATGTTGCATCAGCAGATGGTGACACGCAGAGCCGAGGTCAGCCGAACAGGCAAGCTGGGTCTGGAGCCAAAGGACAAGATGCGTTCTCGCGGCTTAGACAGTCCTGACCGTGCGGATGCAGTGATGGGCTGCATTTCGTGCGGTGGCGGCGTAGGGGGAACGTGGGAGAGGTTTAGTGGCATAACCCGTCCTACTCTTGCTGAGTTAACCGAAGACGCCGAAGCAAGTTTTAAAGAAGATTGCTTGCCAGATGGCATGTTTGTAGGTTATTAGCAGTCAAGTAAATTTTGCATTTACAGCGGTCAGCATTGAAGCCCGCTAAGACAGATGAGGGTGTTTGTTTTGTATGCGGGGAGATTGGGCAAATAGTAGCTTACGATACTGTTTGCCGTGGCGGCGTGTGTGATGGATGCATAGAGTCAGCAGTCTCAGTAGAAATAGCAATGATAAAAGCTTGGGCGGGCAAGCGAGTAAGGCACCCGTATAGAGGAGAATTTGAAGATGGCTTACGGTAAAGGTAAAAAAAAGAAAAAGAAAACAACCTACGGCAAGTAGTATGAGCAAAGAACTTTACACTGACATCGTTGAGGATGTCGCTAGTCGCGCACGATGGGAAACGCGACAATCCCTATGGTATCAGATGCGGAATGACGGTTTACGCCGCCGCCAGAAACCGTGGGCCAACGCCTCTGACTTTCATTTCCCTCTAATCGACACCACCATTAACAAGCTCAAGCCTGCGTTTTTTCAGCAAGCGATGGGGCTAGATGTGTTGGCGACCTTTGTGCCTATGCGTTCGCAGTTGGGTGCGTTCACTACGGCGGCAGAGCATTGGTTTAGCTACAAGCTAAACGAGAAGAGCAACTACGCCACTGAGGTGATGAGTTGGATTGACCATATGCTTGTCAGTGGTCAGGGGGTTATGAAGATTTATTGGAACCCTGACAAGAAGCAGGTTGAGTTCCAAGCGGTAGACCCAATGTATATGATCGTTCCGCCGTGGACGAAGGGTCTGGATACGGCTGACCGCATCACGCAGGTCATGCCTATGAGCTTAGAGCACTACAAGCGTTCAGGAATTTACGATACCAGTAAAGAAACCATTGATCGCATCAAAGGCGGCAACGCAAAAGACTCTGGAATTACTGATGACCTAAAGTATGAGCGGGAAATCCGCGAAGGCATTACGCATTCCAACGATATGGATCAAGTGATCGTATGGGAAGTGTACACACAGGACGAGGATGGCAAGTGGATGATGAAGTGTTTCTCTCCGCAAGCCCCAGAGATTCCTTTGCGTGATGATATGGAGGTTCCGTTTGATCACGGCCAACCTCCTTTTGCTGTCACTAAGTACGAGATCACTGACGGCGGCTGGTACTCGCCTCGCGGAGTGTGCGAAGTGCTTGCGCCTTTTGAGGCTTCGATGTGCAAAATCTGGAACGAAAAGATGGACGCTTTTACGCTGTTCAACAAACCGCTGTTCCGAGCCGAGCGTGACCTACCAAATAGTGTCAATTTACGCCTAAATCCCGGCCAAATCCTGCCTTTTGGCATTGCTCCGGTTCAAATGCCGAGCACTCCAATGGACTTCGATAAGGAGGTTCAGCAGACGCAAGCCATAGCCGAGCAGCGAGTCACCGTTCCCGACTATGGAATAATGGCGGACAGGGATCGCCGCACTGCGACTGAGATCGAATCCGTTAACGCTCAAGCGCAGCAGAATATGGATTTGCGTCTGCGCCTCTTTCGTCAAGCTTTGGGAGATTTGTTCCGCATGTCTTGGAGCGTACTCCTTCAGTTTGATAAGAAAAGTCTACAGTATAGATTTCTTGAAGATAGCCTTACCGTTGACCCTGTTGCGTTGCACGACGAGTACCAGTTGGAGCCACGGGGCGGTATGGATATGGTGAGCAAAGCTATGCTACTAAACAAAGCGGTGCAGCGTAAGCAGTTGTTCATGAACTCGCCGTGGATCAATCAGGTTGAGTTGGACAAGTCTATTCTAGAGCTAGAAGACCCCTCCCTTATTCCTCGACTGGTTCAAGACCCGAACGAAAAAGCGGCCAACGAGGTTAAGGATGAGCAACAAATCCTTCCTGCTCTTTTAATTGGCGAGATGATCCCTGTTGGTCAGGTTAACGAGCATCCCGCTCGGATTGGAGTGCTAATGCAGTATCTTGAAAAAGCTAGGCAGTCAAACTTGCAGATTAGTCCTAATGGGCTTCAGGCAATTATGGCTCGTATGGATCAGTTGCTTTCAGCTTACGAACAGGTTGACACAAACAACGCTCGCTCTATGCGAAAAGATGTTGAGGATTACTTGAAGCAAATTGGTGCAATTCCTTCGGAGCAGGATCAACAAGCTGCACAGGCTCAACAAACAATGCAAGAAATGCAACCACAGCAACCGCAGCAGCCGCAACCTGAGCAGATGGCAGTATAATGGCTATAGATAAATCCAAAATGAAGTGTAACTCGCCTAAGCGTCAAGTGCAGGGCGGGAAGAAGTTTGTGGTTAAGGCGTGTAAAGATGGTAAAGAAAAGATCATCCGGTTTGGCGATGCTAATATGACGATTAAGAAAAGCGACCCAGCCAGACGGAAAAGTTTCCGCGCACGACACAACTGCGACACTGCAACCGACAAAATGACTGCACGTTATTGGTCTTGCAAAAAATGGTAATGAGATTTTTTAACTTTATATCTATTGCGTGGCGTCTATCTAAGCATATCCCGTGGATTGGGGAGCCTGAGTGGACAGCGCAAGAATCATCAGTTTTACGCAAGTTTCTTGTGTCTGATGAGGGTAAGCGGTTCCGAATGGTGCTGCTTAATATGGTTCTCAAACAAAACCAACAAGCGGTGTCCAGCAAAAAAGAACTTGAATTTAATGCTGGTTTTGCAAATGGTGTTCGTACGGCTGTTCACACAGTTGAAGCTCTTGCGGCTGATGTGGAAGAGCCAGAAGAATTTACATCGGATACACTCGGAGCCGAGTATTCGATGAGTGAAGGCTCCACAGCAACGGCCAATCGGTTTAGTGCGTTGATTGGACGAGGATAGCACTAATTGGAAGAGCAAAATGCCAGAAGAAAACGGCGAAGTAACCGCCGAGCAAATGTTGGCCGCAGCTACTGAGTATGACAACTCATTATCTGCGGGGGAACCCGAACCCCAATTTGAACTCCAGCAGGAGCCGGAAACGGAGCCTGACGGCAGTCAAGAAGCTGAGGCGCAAGTCTCGGAAGGGGGCGAGGAAGTGGCGACAGAAGCTCAGGCAGATGCGGAGCCGCAATCTGAAGGGCAGGATGCTGACGAACAAGTAAGTTCATTGACAGAGGGCGAGGCTCCTGAAGCTAAGGAGCAACCCAAAAAGAGTAAGTGGGCTAAGAACGAAGAGCGCAAATCTCGTTCGTGGCAGGAAATAAATTCTGCCAAGGAGGAAAATAAGCGCAAGGAGCAGGAACTGGAAGACCTCAAAAAACAAATTGAGATTCAAAGGGAAGAGCTTAATTCGGGAAAAGCCTACAGGGATGAGGATGGAAGAACTGCTCAAGATTACAGAGAAGCTTCGGAAATCCTAAAGGAAGCAGGAGAGTCTGAAAGGGCTGAAGAGCTTTTAGAAAAAGCCAGCACTTTAGACGAAAAGTCTGTTGAAATACAAAAAGAAATTGAGAGTAAAAAAGTTGTTGAAAATGTTGTGGATGGTTTTTCCAGAGCAAAATCAGAACTTGAATCTCAGTTTTCAGACTTAAAAAATCCTGAGTCCGAGTTGACGATGGAGAGCAATTCGATCCTGAAGCAGCACCCTGACTTGCTTTATTTGCCTGATGGGCAAGGGTTGCGACATGCAGTGCAAGTTGCTCAATGGAAAATTGGGCATAGCAAGGCTGAGTCAAGCCAAGCTGAAGTCAAAGAACTTACTGAAAAACTAACTAAACTGGAAAAAAAATTGTCCGTGAATGGCGGTTATACAAACGAGAAGGTCGGTGGAACTCGATCATTTGATGAACTATCAGATGACGAGCAGTCTGCTGCTCTTCTCCAAGCTGCTTTGGAACACGATAACCGAGGCTAATAACTGCTTCACGGGCTAGTAACTAAGGAATAACATTATGGCTACAAATACTAGCTCTACTCTTTCCGACCAGTACCAAAACTTCTTCAGCAAGAAATTGCTGACCTACGCTGTTGAGGCACTTGTGTTGGATCAATTCGGTGAAAAAGCTCCGTTGCCCGCGAAAGCTGGCCACAAAGCTATTTCAATGTTTCGCTATGGCTCACCTTCGACAGCAGCAATCGCTGACTTAGTTGAAGGCACTGCGCCTACTGGCACTCGTTCTTTGACGCTCTCGAAGATTGAGAAAGCCTTAGTCCAACGTGGACAAGTCGTTAAGCTGACGGACATCCTGACTGCTACCGACCTGTTCAACAGCTTGCAACAAAGCATCAAGACTTGCGGTGAAGACGCTGCTCTTGATCTGGACACCATCACGCGCAACGTGCTTGTTGGTTCCAACGCTGCTGGTGACGCTAAGGAGAACGGTGACGGAAGTGCTCTCGACAACAGTGACACTCTTACTGAGATGTACGCTGATGGCGGGACTGACTACGCCACATTTGAGGCTACCACTTCGGGCAACACGCTTGACGCTGGTGCAATCCTCGACGCCGTGACTAAGCTGAAAGTAAACCGCGCTAACCCCGTTACTAGCGGGCATTATGTGTGTGTTGCTTCTCCGCAGGTTCTGAGCGACATCATGAAGATCAATGAGTGGTTGAACGCTGCTCAGTACAGCAATGTTGGTGAACTCTATAAGGGTGAAGTTGGCTCGTTGTACGGTGCTAAGTTCGTAATGACCACCAATCCGTTCATTAGCGGTATTGCTAATGCCGAGAATGATGATCGCTTCGACTACGATAACTCCGGTGGTGGCGGTTTGGCTGCTGGCAAGGACGTTCACGCTTCCTTGTTCCTCGGCCAACAAGCCTACGGTGTGCCTGATCTGGGTACGCAGTCTCCGTTCAGCCCGAAGGTGATTATCACCGACGAAGCTGATAAGAGCGATCCGCTAAATCAAGTGACCAATGTCGGTTTCAAAACCTTCTGGTCTACCCTGCGTTTGAACCCGAACTACTACATCGTAATGCGAAGCAAGACCGCTTCGGTTGCGTAGTAACTGTCAAAGCGGGTGGCGTAGGAAACTGCGCCACCCGCACTTTATTAAAATGATTAAGATTCCATTATCGGCCTTGTCCGAAGAAACCGATTCCGGTGAAGGCGTTGCGCCAGAGGCTGGGGATACTGTGGCACTCGGCGTTGTCGAGGGTGAAGTAATGGCTGTTGAAGGTGAAGAAGTTCATGTAGAGCTTAAAACCGCCGGAGGCCAGCCTATCGAATATGTTGAGTCTGCTCCTGACGCCCCCGAAGAAGAGGTTGGCGAGGAAGCAGAGGAAGCAGAGCTTCTTGCTGCTGCTGAAAAAGCAGACGAAGAAGAAGGTTACTAATGCCTATTTACTCTTTTGTTTCGGAAGAGGGTGACGTAATCGAGAAGGTTGTTCCGCGAGGTACAGACTCGGTTGACATCGGCGGCAAAAAATATAAAAGGTCGATTGTGAATGAAGGCTTTTCCATTGGGAGCTTAGTCAGCATTCCGACACCTGCGGAACAAGTTAAACAGGGTTATCACAAGCTTGAGCAAACGGAAGGCTCACGCTTTTTGCGTAAATCGCAGTTTAGTACAAAACAGATTAAAAAAGCTTGGGGGTTTTAAATGGCTGGCAAGAAGACGATTACCAATTTAAGTGAGTTAACATCGGCGGCATCTAATGATGTGTTACCGATTGTGGACGTTAGCGATCAGTCGGTAACGTCTTCTGGTGAGACTAAGAAGATTACCGTCACAAACCTTAGGGGTTCTTTATCTGGGATTACGACATCTCAAATGGATGCCTCCTCAGTCGTGACTGAAAGCGAAGGTATTTCTAGTAACGACAATGATACCACGCTGCCGACAAGTGCTGCTGTTAAGGACTACGTTGACACAAACGTAACCGCTCAAGACCTAGATATTCAGGGTGACAGCGGAACTGGGGCTGTTGATCTTGACTCTCAAAGCCTAGACATTGCTGGAGGCTCAAATGTTACGACTGCTGCGAGCGGGCAAACATTAACTGTTAATTTAGATAGCACACTTACTGGCCTGACTTCAGTTACCTCAACAGGGTTCACTGGAGACCTTACCGGAGACGTGACCGGAGACGTGACAGGCAATGTGACTGGTAATGTTACCGGAGACGTAACCGGAAACGCTGACACAGCTACCGCGCTTGAAACCGCAAGGACAATAGCGGGAACCTCGTTTGACGGCAGCGGCAATATTGATATTGAGGCTGTTAATATAAAATCAACAGCAGAAACTGGCGGCACTAAATTTCTTAGGGAAGACGGGGATGGCACTTGTTCGTGGCAAACGGTTGGCGGAGGCACTGTAACTTCTGTTGGCGGCACTGGCACAGTAAGCGGCCTTACTCTTAGTGGAACCGTTACATCAATTGGCGACCTGACTTTAGGCGGAACTTTAGAGGCAGACCTTACGAGCGATGTTACTGGGACACTTCCCGTGGCCAATGGTGGAACAGGATCGACTACAGCCGCTGGCGCAAGAACTGCGCTAGACGTAGACGTTGCTGGTACAGACAATTCTACAGACGTTACATTAGCCACAGTAACCAGCAACTACCTTTCTATTTCTGGACAAGTAATTACTGCTGGAACTGTTCCGGTTGCTTTGGGCGGAACTGGCGCAACCACAGCTTCTGCCGCTCTTTCTGCTCTGGGAGGAATTGCTGAAGTTTCCGAAGATACTAGTCCTAGTTTAGGCGGCAATTTGGATGTTGTTTCCAACGAAATAAACACCAGCACTAGCAATGGTAACATTGTGTTGAACCCAGATGGCACAGGGTGTGTTGAGGTTAAGGGTGATGGAACTACAAGTGGAACAACAGGAGCCATTCAGCTTAACTGCTCTAACAACAATCACGGAGTAAAAATTCAGTCTCCTGCACATAGTGCCGCAGCAGATTACACGTTAACCCTGCCAACCTCTGTCGGCACAAGCGGGCAAGTATTATCAACTGATGGCAATACGTCTGGAGCAACATTAAGCTGGGTAAACAACTCTGGTGGCGGTGGAGGTGGTGGCTCCGTGGGAGGATCAACAGGTGAGCTACAATTTAATAATGGCGGTAGCTTTGGCGGGGATTCAAATCTCTACTGGGACTCCTCGGCAGAAGGGCTTGGTATTGGTGGAGTAACCGACTTCTCAAGCTCAGGAGCAAACGCAAAACTGGCCATAAACGCTGGCTTCATTAATGTCGATGATGACTATGGATTAGTGTTCGGCGGTGGAACCAGTAGACCTGCTATTCAGGGCAGCAAGGCTGATGGTGAGATTTATATTACGAACGCGAATCTCGGCATCGGAACCTCCGTCCCGTCTGAAAAACTATCCGTTTCAAGCGGCAATATTTTAATTGATAACAACCAATCCTACCGTAGCAAGAACACGAGTGGGATTACTAGAAGCCTACTAACTCTCTACAGTGATAACAAACTGTACGTTCAGTCTCCTTCGGAGATAAAGTTCCAGACGAATCAAGATGCTAGCACGGTCAACGCAATGACCATTGACTCAAGCGGCAAGCTGGGGGTGGGAGGTTCACCAACAGGTATTGTGTCTTTACAAGGAGACTTCGGCACAACAGAAACTGCTGGGCTGTACATTCAAAATACCGGCACTGCTGCTGCGGATGATGTTTCCCCAATTGCGTTCACCACCAGAAGTACAAGCTGGGGTACGCAACACGCAGCTACGATTGCCGCTGGCAATAGCTCCACTTCGGCTGGCGGTGCGTATCTGACATTTAAGACATCTCCCACTGGCGAGGACCCACCAACCGAACGGATGCGGATTGATTCAAACGGCTGCGGCATCGGTACTGAAGAACCAAGCGCACCTCTTCATGTCACGGGAGCCACCACTGATGGTGACACTATTGTTCAGGTTGCTCAAACAAGCACGGGATATGCCCTTCACGTCTCAAGAGATGTTAATTCAGCCGCTAGGCCAATGGCTTGGTTTGCCCAAACAAACGCATCTGGAGGGTCTAGTACGGCTGTTCACATCCAACAGAGTGACTCAGATGAGAAAGCATTCGGGATAGATACTGCTGGCACACACGGTTCACCGACATTTTCTATTAAAGGCAACGGTGCAATCGGACTAGGTAGCGGACTAGGTAGCGAAGACTACGGAACATCAGGGCAGGTCTTAACTTCCGGTGGTTCTTCTGCTGCCCCATCGTGGACTTCTGCGGGAACCGTCACCAGCATCAACGCCACTTCAAATGGCGGATTAAAAACTGCCAGCGGCTCGGCTATCACGGCCAGCGGCACGTTGGGTCTGGATGTCAACTCACTCAGCAGCGACACCTACACATCATCGAGTAGCTCAAGCGATTCAAGCGGCTGGGATGAGGGCAATGAGATTGTCGTAGCGGCTGCCAGTGATTCCAATAACACCAAGAAGATCAAAATGCCGTGCGAAATCGGCATTGCGTGCAGCGACGAATCTACTGCGCTTTCCACAGGGGATGTTGCATCTGTTTTGATACCCAGAGCAATGACCGTAACTGAGGTTAAGGCGTCTTTAACCACCGAAGACAGTTCAGACCCAGTTGAGGTGGATTTTTATTACAGTTCAACAACCCCCGGAAGTAGCAATGGGTCAGCAATGCTGACGTCCACCTACTTAAATGTCTCTTCGAGTAATTATATGCAAAGCGAGACGGGCATATTTGACGATGGTTCAGGTAGCGCAACAGACACTTACAGTCTAGCGGAAGACTCCTTTGTTACTGTCAAAGTAGAGTCTGCTGGCACTGAGGCCCGTGGGCTGAAGGTTTGGTTACTAGGTTACTGGAGCTAAAATGGCGAACATTATTAATCCATATCGGTTTAGTTCAAGCGGCGGGGAGAGTGGCGGCAGTCCTCCCCCCGCTGGTTCTGATTATGTGACCATTTCCACATCAGCCACTATTAATTCCGACTCCTACTATTCCGATTACAAATACATCGAGTTTGATTCTACGACCACTAGCGCATTTGAAGTCACGGATGCTGGCAGTTCGTCTGGCAGTGATTCGATTGAGGTCTATGTGATTGGCGGCGGTGGCGCAGGTACTGACCCTTCCGGTAGTTACCCGCAGTCCAGCGTAGGAGCAAGTGGCGGCGGAGGTGCTGGAGGTTACATCCGGCAGACTACCTTTACTAACGCCTCGTCTTTGTTGGGTACTTACGATGTAACTGTGGGTGCGGGTGGCACGACCTCTGGAGGAACATCCAACACTGCCGGAGCAGATTCGCAGGTTCGTAAGCAGACTGATCGGAGCATTGATATTGCGTCTGGCGATTATTTTAGTGCTGACGCATCAAGCAACTTTGATTTCGGAACAGGCGATTACACGATTGAGTTCTGGATGAAAACAGACCTTTCAGTTAATACGTCAAACTGGCAGTTACCTATCTCAGTTGGCTCAATGCAACTTTGGGTTCAAACCTCAAGTAAGTACCTGTCTCCGTACTGGGGAACTAGCTCCATTATTCAAACTTCTAACGATGTGATAAAAGATGATTATTGGCAGCACATTGCTTTAACCCGTGAAAGTGGCACAACCCGACTTTACGTTGATGGAGTTAATAAAGGCAGCACGACCACCTCAACAAATTTTGGCACTTCTGGTTCTAACGAAGTTTCATTTGGGGAAAACCTTTATGTGGGCGGAGGGTACTTCACAATGGCTGGAAGGTTTGCTGGCATAAGAATTTACAAAGGTACTGCAAAGTATACAGGCACTTCTGGCTTTAATCCTAATATGGAAAAGCCCGCAAAAGAAACTAACGTCACTCTTTTAATAAACCCAGACTCCGGTCAATCGGACATCACCGACTCTTCGGACGGAAGCAACTCCTTCACAGATAACATTACTTGGTCAAGCGATCTGGAAACTGACACCCCATTAATGCGGGCCTTTGGCGGCGGCGCGGCCAGTAGCTACGGCGGGAGTTGGAACGGGCAAAAGCTAAATGGCGGCTCAGGCGGTGGCGGTTCTTATAGCACGATAACTGGCCCAGCAGGTTTTAATGGGCAAGGCAATAAGGGCGGTAATCGGGGTTCTGGTTATCAAACAGCCGGTGGAGGCGGTGCTGACAGTGGTGGTTATGTAGGGACAGGCGGAACATATACCTCATACGGCGGTGATGGCGGTGATGCTTTAGAAGTTAGCTGGATGTACGATGAGGGCTTGGGTTATGACGGTGACGGAAAGTTTGCTGGCGGCGGCGGCGGTGGTGGTTTGTACGGCGGCGGCTCCGGTGGCGGCGGTGGCGCAGGTGAAGGTGGGGATAATAGTTCTACCTACGCAAGTGATGGAGAAGCTAATTCTGGCGGCGGCGGTGGCGGAGACAGAATGTGGGATGATGGCGGTGCGGGCGGCTCCGGCAAGGTCATTGTCCGGTGGGAAAATCCAGATCAATAAATGGCACACTTTGCAGAAATTAATAGTAAAGGCGTAGTTGGCAGAGTTTTAGTGCTGTCCAACGATGTTATCACTCGTGACGGCGAGGAGGTCGAGTCGGTCGGTGTTGATTATCTTCAGGGAATGTTTCCCAACACCAACTGGGTTCAGACCAGCTACAATGGGAGCTTCCGCAAGCGGTACGCTGGCATCGGCTACACCTACGACTCTGCCCGTGACGCATTTCTACCGCCCCAACCGTACCCGTCTTGGACTTTGAGCGAAGAGACTTTGAATTGGGTTTGTCCTAAGCCAATGCCCGAACAGGAGGCTGAATTGGGTGAGGAAGGCTTCATCCATTATGCGTGGAATGAGTCTGCTGGGGAATGGCAGGAAGTACCGGAGCAACCCGACGGACACTGGTGGTCTGAGGAAGATTGGGCGTGGTATCCGCCAATGCCGAATGACGGTCAGCATTATGTGTGGAACAACGAAACCAAAGAATGGGACGTGGATAATTCCGCGCCAAAATAAATACCAACAATAAATAATCATGCCTATCAATTACGCATACACACGAGTGGAACCCCGCATCATCGCCTCGCATGAGAGCGGAAAACAAAACGTCATTACTGACATTGTTGTCGGCGAGACAGGCCAATGCTCTGACACTGGGCAAGCAGCTTACCGAGACACAATGGTCAAGCTCGACGCACCTACTGACAACTTTGTGGCTTTCGAGGACATAACGGCTGAATGGGTAGCTCCTTTCTGCCAACAGGCTAGTGAAGAGGGTGGATGGCACGCCAGCATTGAGGCCGAAATTGAAGCTAAGAAAGCTGCTCCAGTTTCTGCTCAGTTCGAGTGGCAGAAGCCGCAGCCCGAAGCCCCAGCCGAGGAGGAAAAGAAAAATGCCGAATAAAAAGAAGAAATCTAAAAAGGGTAAAAAGGGCAGCTATGGCTACTAAAAAGAAAGCTCTAACAGCACGTCAACAGGCTACGTTAAAGCGTCACTCAGCTCATCACACTTCCAAACATATGGCAGAGATGAGAAAATCTATGAAAGCTGGAAAAACTTTTGGCGAAGCACATAAGGCTGCTATGAAAAAAATAGGTAAGTAATGGCAGAGTACGACCCCAATTCATTGTCGGCGCAATTGGCGAGAATTGAGTCTCGTCAAATAGCTATAGCTGATCGCCTTGATGAAATTGCGGAGCGTATGAATAATCATTCACTTAGGTTAAAGTATTTAGAGGAGTTTCGTTGGAAGCTCGTCGGAGCAATTGGATTAGGATCAGCGGGTGGAGCGGCAGCGTTTAGTAAGTTGTTTGGTGGAGAGTAATATGAAAGATAAACTAAAAAGCAGAAAGTTGTGGGTCGCCATTGGCGGCGTTTTAACCGTATTGGCAACTGAGTGGGCGGGAGTCTCACCGGAAATGTCAGAGCAAATTATCGGCGCAGTGATTGTCATTGTTCCAGCCTATATTGGCGGACAGGGCATCGTCGATGCAGTGAAGGAATACGCTACCAAAAAATGATAGTTGATCTCCTAGCCGCTCTTCGCGCAGTGCCGAAGATTTTGGACGCGCTGGAGCGGTTAGGAGACATCCACACGGCACACGTTGCACAGCAAAGGAAAGATGAAAAAGATAAAGCTGTTATTGATCTTATTACTGCTGCTCGTGAGCGGCGGTTGCGGCGTGAGCGTGAAGCTGGACGGGTTTCGGGAGATAGCGGAGAGGCATCCACTGGGGATGGAACAGGTGACGGAGAACAGTGAAAGTCAGGCGTTAGTTATAGAGCTTGCAAAATACATAAACGAACTAGAACGTAGAATTGAGGCAGAATAATGGGTGATTTAACCGGACAAACAGTAGCCAGTACCTACTCGCAAATTTTAAACGTAGCCAGTCTGGACGGCACATTTAGAAATGTAACTGACGGTGACGGTACTGCCAGTGGCTTGACGCTTTCAACTGCGGGCGTTCGTGCTGGCACCCTAAATGCAACTGGGGCTGTTACGTTTGACACCACACTAGGGGTTACAGGGGTTATCACGGCGAGCGGAGGTGTTACAGGGGATGTGACCGGCAACGTAACTGGCAACGTAACTGGCAACGTAACGGGCAATCTCACTGGTGATGCTACTGGCGACTTAACCGGAAACATAAAGACTACAGACGCGAGCGCGGCAGTTACAACTATTTTAAACGCCAATGTCGGAAGTGATGATGCTGCGACATTTACAGGTAATGTAACTGGCTCTGCTGACACACTAACAACTGGCCGCACTATTTCCGCAACTGGAGATATAGCGTGGACTTCCGCCGCTTTTAATGGCAGCGATGATGTTACTGGTACTGCAACTCTTTCTGACGATGCTGTAACCACAGATAAAATTGCTGACAATCAAGTTACTGGCGCAAAAATAGCGATGGGTAGCGATGCTCAAGGTGACATTCTGTATTACGATGGAACAGACTATGTCCGGCTAGGTGCTGGCACTGCTGGTCAAGTTCTTCAATCTGGTGGTGCGGGAGCCAATCCTAGCTGGGTGAATCAAACGGAAGGCAGCCCGTCAGTCGGTCAGATAGATTTTTTCACATCTGGCACTTCTCAGACCTTTACAGTCCCGTCCGGCATCACTCGCATTAAAGTAACAGCAGCAGGAGGTGGTGGGGGCGGTAACAATAGTAATGATAATGGAGAGTCAGGTGGTTATTTTGAAAAGGCTATTACTGTAACTGGTGGGTCAAGCGTTACTTACACAGTCGGGGGTGGCGGTGCAGGTCAAGATGCAAGCTCTGGATCGAGCGGAGGCAGCACAACCGTAACTTATGACGGCACAACTTATACTGCTGGCGGAGGCTCAGGCGGTGGCAGTGGGAGTGGCGGAACCGCTACTAACGGCGACATTAATATCGCTGGAGGGGGCAGCACTATTTACCGCGGATACGGCGGAGGCGGAAGCGGCGGAGATGAAAGCACTGGAAGCAACGGTCAAGGCGGCTTCGTGAAAATTGAATACTAATGACACTTACAGAACTATCTAACTTTGTTACGACGAAGCTTTCGGACACCGATAGCTCGTCCGTATCTGTCTGCAAAGACTTTATCAATCGCCGTTACCAGATGATTTGGGACAGCGGGCTGTGGGATGAGACGCTAGGTGTTGCATCTAAGGCTGTAGCCGCAGAGGACACAGAGATTGTGCTGGACTCTACGCCCACAGTTACCTTTTACCAAAGCTCTTCTGTGCCCACTACTAAGATTGATTTCCCTGTCGCCATTCGGTTCACCGAAACCGGAGACACTGACGGGGTAAACATTTTTAACGAAGAGTGGGTTACGTTTTTTCAGCTTGATCCTAATATGTGGGAGAATGTTTCCTCCCGCAGGGCCACCCCAACCAACTTTGTCAACCTCCCGAAAGACGGAAGTGGCAACTGCCGGATCAAGCCTGTACCAGTACCGGACAGTACTGGCACTCTATTTGTGCTGGGCAAGCTGAAGTGGGTTGCATTGGGTGATGATGATTCACCAACCCTTAACGGCATCGATAATGCACTTCTTGCTTTTGCAGAGGGAGACATGCTTGAGCGTTCGCGTCAGTATCAGAAAGCCCAGCTTAAATTTACTGAGGCTGCATCGCACATCCAAATTATGCGCGACCTAGAAAATGGCCAGAAACAAAACATTAGCCGCATAATCCCACACACTGAACAAGAAATTAACTTTCGAGATGTTGTAAGCTAATGCCTATACAAGAGAACAGCCAGCTTGATGATCAGATTGCCTTTGACGGGGACGTATCATTTTCCGGTGGTCAGGCAAGTAACGTGCGAAAAAACACGATTGCCGAGGGTGCTTATGCTATAGGAAAGAACACTGATTTCGACACCTTCGGTAATATTGTAAGCCGTAAAGGCGTGGCACAGCTTGTTGGCGATGTTGTTGATTCGATTTGGGATGACATAACAACTAATTGGGAGTCCACATCAACCGTATGGACTGCGACCCTTACAGGTTCCGTTGGTTCCATTGCTTACTTTGATACTCCCACTGTTGAAAAGATTGTTGTAGCGGAGTCGGACACGAGCGGCGGGACGTATAAGGTTAAGATTGTTGGCGAGACTGGCTCCATTGCAGACACGGGAGGCACATTTAGTTCAACAGCAGATTCGGTTTACTTTGCTCAACTTGTTGACCGGATGTATTACTGCGATGGCGTTGGAAACTTAGCTTATATAGATGATGCGTCCATATCTCAGTCAATTACTGCTGGGAAAATAACCAGCGTCGAGATGACTGAAATCGGGAGTGGCTACACGTCAGCCCCCTCAACATCTGCTGGCACATTGACATTTTCTGCGGGCAGCGGTTCTACGGCCACAGGAACTGCTGTTTTGGGGTATGGTGGCAAGGTTCAGCGCGTAGACATTGTTGACGGTGGGAGTGGGTACTCTGCGCTTACCCCGCCTACAGTTTCTTTTTCCGCTGCCCCAACTGGAGGAGTAGACGCTAAGGGCATTGCTCACATATCTCAAACGCCAGACAAGCCAAAACTACTTATCTCCCACACTAACAGGCTGTTTTGCACATCTGCTGATACCGCTGTTCCCAGTGATACGCTTTACGTTAGTGACATTCTAGATGGTGAGAGTTGGGACACTATAGGTAACGCTATACGGGTTGGTGACGGTACAGGCGACCCGATAACCGCCATAGCTTCTTGGTACTCCTACAACTTACTTGTGTTTAAGGAGCGCAGCGTGTGGGTTGTTGAGGCTAACCCTGCTGTGGCAGTGGCTGACTGGCCTATTAAGCTGATTAACAACAGAGTAGGATGCGTAGCACACAGATCGGTGCAGCAAGTTGGTTCTGATGTGTTTTTCTTAGCCTCTGATGGCGTAAGAAGCCTGTCTACAATTGAGTCTGGAGCGCAGACAGATGTTTCCACACCCCTTTCCGCCCCTATAAACGACCAATTTAAGCAGAATACAGACGGGTTCCAGTCTAAATCTTGTTCTGCATTTTACGATAAGCGTTATTTAATTTCTGTTTGTTCTAATAATGAAGAGGTTCCGAATCGGACATATGTTTATAACACTGAGCAGAAGTCTTGGAGCGGGTTTTGGACTGGCTGGCAACCTAATGACTTTACGGTTACAGGGTTTAGCGGGAAAACCCGCCTTCAGTTTGCTGATCAAAGCGGCAAAATCTACACTTGGCTAAACTTTATTGAGCTAGATGACGAGTCTGAAAGCTTTTACCTAGACCAAACAACCCCTTACGAGACTGAGTTGGTTACTCGCGCCTATAACTTTAAGGAGATTTACGCCTCTAAGACTGGCTATCAAGTTGAGTTCGATATGGACAACCAACTGATACAGGATCAGCAGGTTAGCTTCTTTTTCCTTAAAGATATGGACGGTTACGAGTCCCAGATTTTGCAGGAAAACGGATACGAGTTGCAGAGTGAGGGGGAAGATGACCTTACCCAGACATTCTTAGGAGAGCTTGAGTCCGATGTTGCAGTGGGCAACGGTAAGCGTCACTTTATTAAGGGATTTAACCTTTTGAGCAAAGGCAAGTTTGAGGACATACAGTTTGTAGTGGCTACAGACTCTGGCCGACTGTCTTTGCACTCCGTAAAAACGTCAGCATTCCCAGATACTATCAATCCACAGAGATGACACACCCAGAATCCACAGTAGAAATGGCAGATTTCCTAGCGGAGAATCTTGACTTCTGTGCGGACTGGGATCGTGAGCGTTTGCTTGATTGGGTACAGTGGTTTGTGAATAATGACCGTTATTACGCTGTCAAGGCGAAAGGACAGCTAGTTGGGTTGACATTATTACGGATGGTGGACACTGAAAAGCAGTGTCACGAGCATTATAGGGATACGGAAGGGGGCATTTGTTATATAGAAGCTTGTGTAAGCAGGTTTCCGCGCTGCATGAACCGGATGTACGAGATGTTATGGAACAGATGGTCACAGACCGCACATAGTATGGCGTGGATGCGCCACAAATATAATAACAGAGCGACAGTTGTCGATATGGGCAGAATTAAAAGACGTTTTTTAGGATAGTAAAATGGGCAAAAGATCACCAGCACCACCACCTACCCCTGATTACGCTGAAGCGAATCGTGAGGGGGTTTTCGCAGACATAGAGACGTTACCAACGCGCCGACTGATTGAGTCAGCAGCGCGTCAGGGGACAATGGTCGAGTACGAAGACCCTCGGACGGGGGAAATGCGTACTGCGGACTTCAGAGGCTTCGGAGATATTGATCTTACGAAGGCTGAGATGTCCGGCCTGATTGATCTTGTCCCGCAGCTAACGCAAGCCCAGCTAGACAATCTCGTTGAGTTCGGCCCGCAGTTCATTACTGCACAGCGGGAGCAGATGCAGCAGCTAGACCCAGAAGGGTTTGAATTGCGGGAAGATTTTGCTCGCAGACTGCGTGAAGGGCAAGGAACGGCAGAGGAACTGGCGTCAGGAACGCAATATGAGGAGGTTGGTGATGCCCCTGAGTTGCGTACTGACACAGGTCAGACTGCCGAAATGCGGCGTCAGCTTGAGGAACAGGTACTAGACCAGCTAATGTCCGGTGAAAGGCTCACAGGAGCGCAACAACGCGCATTAGAGCAGGGTGTACGAGGGGCTGCTGCTGCTCGCGGACAGGCTCTGGGCAGCGGTGCTGGATTACGCGAAGCGATTGCGAAGCTGGAAGGCGGTATGCAGCTAGGTCAGCAACGGCGCGGTGAGGCTCTGGGCTTACTGGCAAGCGGCCAGACTGAAGCTGATCGTTCCAACGCTATGGCGCAGCAATCGTTTGCTAATGCGATCCAGCGTGTGCAGCAGATCAATCAAGCTCGTAACGTAGGCTCGCAACAGCAACTTGCTGCCCGTCAGCAGGACGTTGGCAACATCCAGTCCTACTTAGGGTTACAACCGATTGCAGCGCAGGGTGCTGCGATGTCCGGCCTGCAACAGGGTGCGTCACCATTTACGATGCCCCAGATGCAGCGCGGTATGGGTCTTAACCCGAACGCTGGAGCGACTGGAGCAAATTTTGCTGCTAATATATTTGGCACTCAAGCAAACATTTATGGAACTCAAGCCAGTCAGCCTTCTAGCTTTGAGAGATTTGCTAATGTAGCATCTAAATTAGGCAGTGCTGCTGGCGGCACTGGCGGTTTTGGTGGAATCTAATAAGGACTTAAAAATGGATCAGGAAAAAGATAAAGATAAAGACTCTAAGCAGGATGTCGTTAACGATCTGATACCCGCTCTGCCGCAAGCACAACCTTCCGCGCCTGAGCCGCAGGAAGTCGAGCCAGCCGAAATTCAGACATTACCGTATTCATTAGACTTAGAAAAGGGACAGCCCGTCACTGAAAAATCAGAGGTGTCGAGCCGCGATCTCCCCATTTTTTCGCCTAAAACATCAGATCAAATAGAAGAAGCGTCTGACGCAATGGCGGGCTTAGGCAGGAAAGAGGAGTTAGAAAAAATTGACACCATTATCAGCGTTTTAAATAGCGAAACACAAAGGACTGACGCTAGGGCTGGGTACGCTAGGGCAAGAGCCAATAGCATTTTAGAAGAACGAAACAAGTTTATTAGGTCAGCTACCGCCAGTAATGTTCCTGTATCTAAAGCTGAGAAGCTTGCCTTAATGGCGAGCGGAGGTATTTCTGGATTGCTTTTCGGAACCTATGGAAAGATTAAGAAAAATAAAGAGCAGGAAGAATATGCGGGCAGTCTTTTTGACTCCATAGTTGCTAAACAATTAGCAACTGAGGAGACGCTTCGGATAGCTCAGATAGAGTCTATGATGGGTACTGATGCTGGGGCAAGTATGTCTCAATCTCAAAGAGCAGCCGTTAGAGATACCTTTAGCAACTTAGGCTCTTTTATGCTTGCTGGCGGAAATACTAAAGATGTGTTCTCTGATTTCCAGAATGCTGGGGCGGGGGAATATTTAAGTGAAGACAAATCAGTTTTTGAAAATGTTGAGAATTTAAGGCAACTCGCCGAGAAAGAGCCAAACAAATTTGTCCCGATACTTAAAATGATGGGGCAGTCTTTTGCCTCAAAAACCACTCAAATAAATGAGGAGTTTGATGATTTTCAAAATGAAATTGGCGACTCAGTGGCTAACATTGTAAAGAAGCTTGGCGATGACGCTAGCTTAGATTCCGTTTTTAAAGAACTATCTGATCAGGGCTATGACGTTGAAGACAAAAAACGTCAAACATTCTTAGAAAGAGCTTACTACAAGCAAGCTGTCAAATTTCAAAACGAAAAAACTGGTGAGCTTTTTAGCTATGAACTGGAAAACTTTAAGGCAGCAGGGGCTGCTGGAGAGCAAATACCAGCTTTCACAGAAAGCCAATCTAAACACCAAAAAGAATTGCTAACCAAAGCCTACGACACAGCCCGAAAGCCGTATCAAAAAGTTTCTGGTGAGAAGAAAGATAAACATGAAGTTGCGTCTTCTTTGGCTAAGTTAGTAAATCACGCTGCTTCAGGGGGGAGAGGCAGGATTCAGAAGCCTAAAAATATTTCCCCAGAAAATTGGGCAGAAGCTTTGCGGTCATTTGCAACAAAGCAATCAGAAATGAATTGGGAGGCGATGATCAACTCCCGACAGTCTGCGGTGCTTGCTGATAATAACTTAGCAACCGCTGAAGGCAAACGTGCAGCATACAACGAAAAGTCAACCAACCCATACAAGAAAGGAACTACAAAGCATAAGCTCTGGAAAACGGGAAGGGAGGAAGAGTTAACAGCTAATGCTGGGAAGGAGAATGCTCAGGAAGGCGTAATGGAGGCTTACAGAGCACCACTTGAGTCTTTGTATGCGGAAGTTTACGGGGCTGACGCAGAGTCTGCACAAGCTAGTGTGCGAGACATGACGATGGATGAGACAGTTGCGAGGTCAGAACTTAGCAGGCTGAGAAAGCTTAGGGCTGCCCACGCTGGCTACAGGGCTATTGTCTCTACTCTTGGCGACGATAAGGAGGCCATACTTTCTGGTGAGGGCCTCAGAGAAATACCAGAGGGGGACTTGAGCGAGGTTGAGGGAGGTTACGCATTTACTGAGCCTGCTGCGGTTGAGGCTATGACTCAACTTCTTAGGGGTACTATAGCGAAAGATGTTGCTGGTGAAATTGTTAATGCGTACGAAGACGGTGACTATGGAAGGTTTTTCAAGTTAATAGACGTTCGTGACCCAATCACAGGGACATTTTTAACCCGCAGTTGGGGGTACACTACGGACGCTGTTAATTTAACGGAAGAACAGTTGGGTGTAATTGCCAGTAAGGCGGATGAAATGTTGAAGAAGGAGCGGCGTCTAGGCAAACAGTACAGAATGCTTTCGGCTGACAGCCGGATTCCTGTGTTCCAAAAGCAGCTTAAAGATTTGCAGCAAAAACCCAACCTTACTCCACAAGAAAAAGCAATGATTAGATCGTTGGAGGTTAAGCTAGGCAATTTGGGGGTTTCTGCGGAAGACATTAAGCCAGAAAACAGTATGGTTGCGACTGAGCTTAACAATCAGACCTTTTTGCAATTGCCAGACTCAGGAGATGAAGAAGGTTTCTTTTATGAGGAGGGCAAAAACGTGTATCGAGTAGGCGATAAACAGTATTTTATTGAAAAAGTTGGCGACACTTACAAGTACCAACTCCTTAAAGGCAATTAAGACTATGCCATTTCCAGTCAAAGATAAGGAAAAGCAGGAAGACAAAGACAACTTCGTTAAAACTGCAAGCGAGCTTTCTGCTTTCGGCTTAGAGAAAATTGAGGGCGCAGACCCTAAGACTCCTGTGGGTCTTGGCGGAAGCGGCTGGTCTTTCTCTAGAGACAAGCTAAATAATGTTAGCCGAAAAAAAATACCGCACCCTTCGGAAAGCCGAATAGAAGGTCTGAATTACGACCAGCAATTACGCTTGTGGCACAGGCTTACTTCTGAGGGGATGCAAGACTTCAGCAAGATGAACCCTAATAGCATGATTGACCCAGAGACTAGGGAGTGGAGCAAGGCTAAGGGGACAGGAGCAGCATCACGAATAAAGGGAGTAGAGGCTACGCCTACATACTGGGAAAAGTACGGCGTTAAGGGGGTTGACCCGTTCAACGCACTTTACGAGTTCAGCGGTCTGAATGATTATATTAGTGAAAAGCAGTTTGCAGAAGGAAAGGGTATGGGCGGCGGACTGGCGGGAATGGCTTACGGGCTAAAGGTAGGGGGAAGGTTAGGCCCAAAAGGCGCAATTTTAGGGGCGGCATTAGGAGGGGCGTTTGGACAAAGTGTTGCTAAGGGCACTACTAGATATCCTATGACTATGGGGGAGCAGGCAGCAGCCCCTATCTGGTGGGGCTTTGGCTCAACCGCTCCTACAGTAAACCTCACAAAGACAGCCGTTAAAGAGGCTGGAGCTATGGGTTTTATGGGAGCAACTGTTTCTGAGTTTGCGAAGCAGACGCAAAACCATATAGACAGAGCAGCGGGGGCAGACATTGAGGCTTTGCCCAATGACGCTGGCTCAATCTTTTTAAGAAACTGGATGGAGTTTGCAGGGTTTGCTGCCGCTGGCGGCATTTCTCATAAGGCTGTAGCAGCTACTGACAAGTCAAAGGGGGCACTTAAAAAGTATCCAGTTGCTGCCAATCCTCAAGATGATTCTGAGGCATTAAGAAACAGTGCCTCCACTTTGCTTACCTCCTACAAAAACAGGCTTCACAAAAAGCAGACTGCAAAAGGGGTTCAAGCTGGCAAGGCAAAAAACTACAAGCAAGAGAAAGCTTTTGTAGACGGGATAATTAAACGCTTAGACAAAGAGGGGCTTGAAGACCTTCCAACTTCGGACGCTTTTAAAGCACTTCAGATACTACGCAAAGAGATGGCAATTCAGGGCGGCAAAGAGGTGGACACTATGCTCGCCCCTTTCGTGTGGGACAACGCACCCGCGCTCAGTAGGGCTAGGGCATTGGGAATTTCAGAAGAAAGCATAAGTAAGTACCCTATGCTTTCTGAGCCTCCTGCGATTGGAAGACCTAGTCAACACACTATAGAAGTTGTTGATGAAGTTCAGAGGATTTTTTCCGCTATGCAGTCCGCGAAAGACCCTAAAACGATAATGACTTTTAGGGACAGATTAAGGAAGTTGATAACGACTGACGAGGCTGCTTTAGGGGCTGCTCAAAGAATTATAGAGAAAGGGCACGGGAAGCAGAGGGTTAACATAGAGCATTTGGCTACTATGACTCGGCAGGCCAACCAAAAAGGGATGGGGTACGTCAAGGACTTTGACGATGCGGTAATGGTTCCGTTAAAGGAATCTGGTTTGCACAGGTTTAAAGCAACGCCTGACTCACCAGAGCGTGATTTGTTTAATGAGCTTTTATTCGCTGAGGGGTTGCTTGCTAGGCTCAAAGGGAAAGGCAAGGCCAGCAGGGAATTAGAGCGTCAATCACTGGCACTTGTTCAAGCTAAGGCTAGAAGAAGGGGGCTGGTTAGCAGGGGGGAAAAAGGTTTTGACCCCAGCAAGCACGGAAACCTTTCTTATGACGAAGCTCTCGATGCTGTTAATAAGGAGATTAAATTTTCAGAGAACCAGATTAGCTCTGCTGGCCTCGACGATGTTGTTAAGCTCCGCGAGTTTTTGCAGGAGACTAAGGGTAATTTGACTGAGGTCACTCGCGGCGGCAGGAAGTCTTTTAACCCGCAGGCATACGGCCTAGACAAGGGTTACGATTATGATGTCTTCGTGAGGGACATGAAAATCAACATTGAGACTGCGGAGCAGGCATTGTCTCAGTTCAAAAAAACCGATGAAGGGGTTATGGCTTCGAGAACTCAAGAGTTTCTTGAGAACGCTCGTGCAATTCGCAAGTCCCTTATAGACAACAAGTCCTCCTACGACCCCTCCAAACACAGCGGGAAAAGTTATGAGAAGGCTTTAAGCGATGCAAACGAAAGCATACAGAAAGCTGAAGCCGCAATACTTACTCAGAAATCTACTCTTAATCAGACTAAGAAGAGAGGCGTTGTTTTGGGCATAGGGCCAGAGTCCACAAAGGGGCAGCTTTGGTGGAGTGAAGAGCAGGCTCTGGCTCTTGTGCAGCAGATCGAAGCAGTCGCTGGGCCTGCGAGGTTTGATAAGTTAATGAAGCTAAAAGCTGCCTTCGTGGAGCAGGGCGATAAAGCACTTAAAAGAGCCTACGCTGACGGCCTTATTGATGACGCCTCCTACTCTGTCTTGTCTAAGTCTGATGACCTGTGGGCTACTTTTGCTCTTAGAAAATATTTAGAAGGCAGCAAATACACTGAGGGTGCTAGGCGGTCTATGGTCACTAAGTCTTACAACCCGCTGCACGAAACAATGGGTATCAGTGACCCTAATTTTAATATCGAAAACATTTCTGAGAGCATGAGAAATGTTATCTTCGGCCGAACAGCTTCTGGTTCTAATAACAGAGATAAGGGCGTAATAACTGAGCAGCTTCTAAAGGGTAAGATTGCGAGGATCATTGACGAAAGCGAGATTGAAAATTTGTCCTCGGCAGAGGGTTACTACCATTACATGAATAAAGGGCAAGAGGTTCTTGTGGCTGTCGATAGAGATGTAGCTGAGATAATTAATGACATTGGTGCGATTACTGACCAGCAGTCTTTAGGGAAATTTTTAGAATTATACTCTAAATACGGCGGGGCGCAGCTTCAAAGGCGGGCAGTTACTACCCTTTATCCAATGTTTGTTGCGCTTAGTGGCGTGACTGACTTTGTTAAGATAGGCACTGTTTCTAAAGCTGGCGTTAAAAATCCTACTGACGCATTTAGGTATACTGTTGATTACTTAGAATCTTTTGCTGATGCAGTTAAGGGTGAGACTGGCATAGGGAGCAGCGAGTGGTATCGCGCTGGGATGCGGTCTGGTGCTCTTGGCACATCAATCAGGGCTGAGTTTGACCCTAGATATACTGGCATAAGAAGGCTAGACCCTCACAGAGGTTTTTTTGAAGCTAATACATATACACCGTGGGCGGATGACGTAGTTAAGGCTGGTAAAGAAAGGGGTGGGGCGGCCTTATCTGCGGTTGATAACGTAGCGAGTCTTTTCGCAAACGTTATGGAGCGAACAGGCAAGCTGACAGCTATGCGAAGACTTGCCAGAGATAAGGGCGTTACTCTGCCGGACGATGTCCAGCAATGGCTTCGGCAAAACCCTGAAGATATGTGGGAGATAATACACCACAGTGGGTCGCCCTACTACGCCAGAGGTAGCGATACTGTTAAGCAGGCAAGCATAATACTAAACTTTTTTAATGCTACTGTGCAGGGGCAGGCCGCTACTTGGTCTAGGACTTTTTCGCTTCACAAGCCTGAAGGTCGCGCCGCCTTCGCAAGGCTAGGTCTTATAGTTGGGCCGCCCACAGCTTATTACGCTAATCACGTTTACTCTGAAAAGTACAGGAGATATTACGACAGGGTTCCAGAGTCCGACAGAATGAGCGGCATTATTCTTTTTGAAGACCCAGATGATAAGGACTCCTTTTACTACCCGCTCGACAAAGACGGGAACCCAGTCTCCGATCCTATGCTCAAATACAGAGTTCAGTCGCTTAGGGAGGAGTTGAGGCTGGGCAAGAACATAGTGGAATCACTTTATAAGGACTTTATTGTAGACAGGATTCACGGAGAAGAAGCCGCTAAGAATGCAGCTAAGATTTTTGTTAGCGACCTGCCAGTTATTGGTGATGTCCAAAGAGCCTATGACCGAGGAGACGGAGTGGCGGCTCTTTCTTCTGTAGGGGGTCTATTAAAAATACCTCTCTCTCGTCGGGACGGGGACTGGAAAGACCCCTACACGGGCATCTCATCGCTGGGGCCTAGGCTCAGTCAGGCAACTGATGGCGAGCTAAGAACTACTGAAAGGGTCGAGGACATCTACAATGATACGGCGAAGATACTCAGAGGTCTTGGCTCTAAGATGGGTCTGGGAATTCTGGAGGGAATAGGCGGTGCGGATGTTAAAGCTTTCTCTGATATTATGCTTTCGAGGCAGCTATCTAACGCAACTGTCAGCGAGTACGAGCGTAAAATCGGTCAGGATAACGGACTTATCAACTACCTGATGGGTTCTTTGGCTCCCTCATACTACGCTCAGAGCATGTCTCCTGACTTGAGGAAGGAGTTTGAGAAAGCTAGAAAGGAGAGCATCAACCAGAGGATAAGGACAGAGAATGAAATGGCGAATGTTTACGAAAATTTTAAGAAGCGAATTTTACCTGCCGATGGAGGCATGTCTTCTGAAGATTTCAGAGAGGCTGGGGTTGCTTACCTGAATGAAAAGTACCCGATATATCAGGGGCAAGCCGCTGGCGAAAGAAGGTTCAACGAGCTTAGGCGGACTATGTTTAGCAGTATGATGAAGGAGGAAGGCAAAGTGCCTGCCGATCAATTTATTAGAGCCTTAAAATCCTTAGACAGTGACGAAGCGAAGATTGGGCCTATAGTAAGAAAACTTAATGAGATGAAGCGGGATGGGTACACTGATGAGGAGCAGGAGTATTTCACGAGTAAGCTGATTAACCAGAAAGTGATACCAGTAGACATGTGGCCTAAAGTTATTTCAAGACTTCTTACGGGCAATAAAGATGTAGAATGACCGGAAACCTAAAGGTGGGCACTGATGGGGAACTAGCCGTTGCTGCTAGGATGGCGCAGCTAGGCTACGACATTTCTTTCCCTACCGGAACTACCTCTTACGATCTTATCGCCGAGAAAGACGGAGCCTGCAAAAGGATACAGGTTAAGACGGCATCCCTTTCGGAGGTTAGAGGTAGCTACAGGGTGACGCTGGCTTACGGGAGAGGCCGGAAGGGGCATTACGACAAGAGTCTATGTGATGCGCTGGTAGCTTACGCGCCCTTCTCTAAAGACTATGATGACCTGCACGAAGACGGTTTTTATGTGATTACAGTGAAAGAGATTCAGAAGCTAAGGAAGTTTAGTGCTACGCTTTTTCCAGCAGGGAAGGGGCGAGGAAGACTAAAGACTTGTAGTTGGGAGAAGTATAGGGACGCTTGGTCAACTATATAGTTATGGCGGTAAGGACTCACAAGTTTAGCACTGGCAAGTTCAAGATTATCTTTGAAGAGATTGACGGGCTGTGTTGTGACACTGACAACCCGCCAGAAGATGAGGAGAAGTCGATTAGCATCAACCCGCGCCTGAGCAAACGATATCGTTTGGAGGTGCTGATACACGAAATGCTTCACGCTGAGTATCCCAGTATAAAAGAAAGCAGCGAGGAGCAGTGGGTGGACGAAGCCGCCCGCAATATCTCCTCGCTGCTGTGGAGGTTGGGCTACAGGGAAACTAAAGACCCACGGAGCTAGTCGCTCTGCCGATCACTATACCTCGAAGCTTTGATCTAACCTTCTTGAGGTGAAAGTATTCCTGCTTTGATTCCTCACTATCCCAGCGGTACTCACCGCAGGCAACCTCACCACGGTGGCGCAGAAGTTCTTTAATGCGCTCGTCAAGCATCTCAACGGATGTTTTGATCTCGTACATAGTAAGCTCTTTACGCACGGGAGCGGAGGCGGTAATGTCAACCATTGATAACCTCCTCGAACTTCTTCTTGAACTCCTCGTTGCGAGCGATGATATACTTCTTACGCATGTGGTTGAACAGTTCAGCCGCCTTAACTGACGGCTTGTAGAACTTGTTGTCCGGCTTGTCGCCTATCTCAAACACATCCTCCATCGCCCTACATCCGTGCAGGATTGTGCCGTGATCTTTAGCCTTCGGGAACAGGAACCCGATCTCAGTAAGGGACATGCTAGTGCCCTTACGCATGATCCAGTAGGTCATCTGCCTAGCTTTGGCGATTGCAACCTGCCTCCTGTGACGAACAACTATGTCCTCCTCTTCCACATTAAAGGCTTGAGCGGCGGCTATGGCTGCGATTCGGAACACTTCCTGATTAGCTTTATTATTATTTGGTTTAACTTTCTTTCTCATATCGATAGTAAAACCCTCCCCAAATGAAACTGCAAAACATCGGGGAGGGTTTTTAATTAAGGGTTAAGCTGCGAACGGATCGTTAGCAACTGCTGCTGCTGACTCTTTAGGCCGAGCGAGAGATGGCTTCATGCCTACTCGCGGGGCATCGTTCTTGTCCACCTCACTCCACCCAGAGAGCAGGATGTCTACGTTACCATCAGCATCTGCAAACTCTGCGAGCTTGTTGATGTTTATGCCAGCGAGCTTCCCTTTGAAATCGGGATGCGTCTCTGTGGTCTTGTTCTCGTTCTTGTACAGCCAGCCCTTACCTTCGAGCTTGGCGTACTCCATTTCTTGTTTTTCAGGCATACTTATTTATCCTTTACCTTTTCCTTAACAGCCACAGCCCATCTCTCCACCGTACCGACGATGGATAACAACCGTTGTTTAACGGCTGGGTCAAGTGGCCCGTCAAGATTCTGTTGCCACAGCAGGTCAATCTGACCTCCGATGCTGTAGCCAAAAGTCTTAATGGCGGTGCAGCTTTCCTCCCTGCTGCACCATCGGCAATAGTCGCACAACCACGGCGAGCGTGTGGGATCATTAACCGAATCGACGATAGAGTATACAGTATCCATCGCCTGCTCCAAGGAAATCTTTTCCACATGAGCCTCCCGATACTTCGAGTATACGATGTGATATGTGACCTCCCTCAAATCATACCGCTGCATAATTCCGAGGGCGTAGGCGGCCATTTGAGGCCCGTAATCGCGTATCCTGCCAGTCTTTAGATCGAACAGTTCACCCTCACAGTAGGCATCCACACTTCCGAAGGTCACTTCCTCTCCATCTCGCATGATGCTGACCACCTGCTCGCTGTGAACCTCACGGCCTTTGGTCTTGTCGAGGATGTATCGTGCCGCCCACAGCACCTCCTTACTAAATGTTTTACCTTTCAGTTTCATTGTGATTTAGCTCTCCACGCTTTATCCCGCATCTCAGTAATGATGTCTACGAGTTGTTGGTTTTTGGACTGCCGCAGGCCGATGTGGATTGCGTCCAGTTCGCTGCGGCTGAGTCCTTTAGTCCTGATTGCGTCCATAGCAATCTGCTCCCACTGCTCGATAAGCCCCCGTTGGTCATTCATAATGTTGCCATCTTCAACACCAGACCCAGCATAGCTAAGGCTATGATTATGGTTGCAATAGTCTCAAGGTCTTTAAGTTTCATAGCTTGAGTATGGGGTCTTTAGGTTTCTTGTAGCCAGTCTTGGCGTGGAACTCGCAGTGCTCACACAGCAGCATCTTGAGCCAGCTTTCTATATTAAGGCCGAAAGATCGTGATGCCTTCTCATCGGAGTCCTCGATGTAAACTGTCATTTTGTCTTTGCATTTTCTGCATCTGGTTTCGTGGTACATTTATGTTCCTTTGCTTTGTCCATTGGCAGGAAGGCGTTGGGCTGCTTGACCTTACCGCCGTTGATGGTTGCCTTTGTGGTTGTCTCCCTCACATCAAACTCAACTATATAGTTACCTTTCTTGTCTGTGATTGGTAGAGTGTAGATAGTTTTTTCCGGTATTAAGTACAGCATACCGACGAAAGGTACGGACAGGAAGTAGCTGACGGATTGGCCCTTCTCTATCTTTGAGTTAGCCACCAGCCACTCACCTCCGTAGTCTCCGAACAGTTGTTCGTGCGTCATGTTGCGGCACTTGACCTCCACCGCTGCGGTCATGATGCCGTCTCGGTGCAGGTACATGATACCATCGATAGCCGCAGGCGAATGCTTGTCAGTCTCCAGAAACTTAAACTGTGGGTACAGGTTGCAAAACAGGCTGATGCATTCCCGCTCATACTCAAGAGACTTCTGCCCCCGTGGCGTCTCTATTGCTAGGCTCATCGCTTCACCATCTCTTCCAGAGCAGCGACCCGTCTGCGTAGTGTTTTGTTTTCCTCAATCAGGGGTTCGTACTTGTGCTTGAGGGATTGGATGTAGTGCCAGAAGTCTACGGCTTCGTACTCGATGTCCGTAAAGTTTACGTTCTCGTCGAGGTTACCGCCGTGCTCGTTCTGCCCTACGTCATACTTAACAGGCGCGACTTGATTAAATCGCGCCATCGACTCGTCTCTGATTTGGTCTGGGGTTCTAGTGCTCATCGCTTTTTGATCTCCAGTTCTTTGGGGTTCATCCGAAGTAACTCTTCGGTCAGTTCGTTGTTGGTCAGAATCTCCTCCAGCATCTCATGCAGTTTGGTTCCCCGCTCTGCCGCTGCACCTGCTGGCTTTGACTTGTAGCAGGGGCATTTGGACAGGGCGGGTAGACCAGACGGCGGAAAGTCTGGGTGATGATCTCTGGAACTATGGTTTATTTCAGTCATAATAAAAAAGGCTGCTCACGTTTGTTTCAAACAGGAACCCAGAAGGACAATAAAACAAAAACTTCTGAGTTCCACCGTTCACGGCTCTCCCGTGACACCATACCGTGAGCAGCCGTGAGCCTACTTGATAAACTCGCTGGCCTTAGCTGCCTCCTGTTTAGCTGCGCCATTGCCGCGCCTACTGGTCTTGGCCTGCATAGCGGTATCACCTACCGCAGCATTGCCGTCATCATCTGGCTCGTCCGTAGCTACGCATAGCAGGGACTGCAAGGTGTAACGTCTGGCATAGGTGATGGCACTACCGAGAGACTGCATGTCCTCCTTCGCTGAACGTAGGGGCATACTGGACTGCACTACCTGATCCCCAAACACCAGCTTAGTGGTGATGAAATCTTGTCGTGGGTAATGCACCTTATTCCCGTCACCATCATTAAGAATGGTGCGCTCTTGCGTGAAGTCGCATACCTGCAACACGGCGATGCCCTCTTTGTTGAGTGCGTCACGGGTTACGGCAATGATCTCCTCCAGCCCTGCGTACTTACTCTTGAAGTACGGATTGTCGGAAGACTTCTCAGCCTTCTTGATGGTGAGTTGTGCGCGAGCGATAGCTGCGCCGATGGTATCTACTTTTTTATCTGGCATTGTTTTACTAGGTTTAAGAACGCATCACCTGTCATTGAGACTACCCACTCTTTCAACTTGCCACCTGTCCGGTAGCTGGCAACCACTGGCGTCTTGTCGCCGCAGTCACCCTTCGCCTGAATGAGGGCCGCCTCTATGTTGGGGCGTTGCGTATATTTTACTTCAAAGTGGAGGTGGGGTAGATCGTCACAGATAACATCGGGGCTGTCCTCCGAGCCACTGAACTGCTGGCCTCGCCTAGAGTTTGTGAAGCCAGCAGCCTTTAGCTGGTCGCGCCACAACCTCTCACCTCTCTTTCCTTTTTCTCTGCTATTCACTGTACTCCCCGACTTTAGCTCCGTCGATGAGGATGCTGATGATGTCCGCGAACGAGCGTCCGGTTTCTTTCTTCAGCACCTTCAACTTCTCGCCCATATCAGCGGGTATGCGAATATGCAAATCGTATTGTTCTCTGTGTTTCTTAGGTATTTCACTCATTGGGATATTTATTATAACAGTTAATGGTACTATGTCAAGTACCCTCTGGTGGTAAGGCAAACGGTATCGTTTGGGCAATGGAAAAGCGGGCCGAGGAAGAAAGGTAAAGACCCCGACCCGCTGGGAGGTGACCCCTAGAGGTCACTGATTCTTATTGAATTGAATCCAATCGTCAAGCAACTCCTTAGCAACAGCGGATGCTTCGCGGTTGCTACCTTTCTCCGCATAGATTATTGCGAGGCCAACGGCGACTAGAGACTTACCGGACTCCAGCCTGTCGATGCCGCGCACTTCCTCTATGTCTACGAGGTTGCCGACTTCTTCGCAGAACTCCTCATGCTGCTCCATTGTCTCTTTGTCTAGTTGCATAAGCACTAACCATAAGTGTTGCCTTTCCTCTCTTTGTTGTCACTACCTCGTTACCCTCATCATCTGTGGATATGATGCGGGTAGGTTTGCCTGCTCTACAACGTGCTCCGCAGGGGGTAACTTCCTCAACTATATAGTTGCACTCGTCTACCTCCACCTCGTCGCCCACCTTGAGCAGCCTGCCGAAGCTGGTGCGATGAGGCATAGTCTCCCATACCTCCATCGCACCGTGCTCCGTGATTACTTTGTCCACTAGCTGCTGGACTCCCCAGCGGCTGTCGCGGAATGGTTTAGTTTTTGACTCCATATTTCTTGCGTATGGACAGGGTCAGCACCCTGCCGTCTGTGTCTGTGCGGGTCTTGAAGTTAGCCTTCAAGTCCTGCTTGTATTTAGATAGTGCATTACGCACGGCCTGCACTGATGTCTCAGCCTCTTGGCCGTCAGTCATTTCGACCTGCACGGTTTGCCCAGCCGCCATCTTCTTTAGCTCCCCGTACAAACTAGGGAAGCGGGGGATACGCTGGCGTGTGTGTTGCGCGTTTCGCCGCTTAGTCTTCGGCCACTCGGCATTGGTTACAATGTTGTGTAACATTACTTTATCTTTCTTTTATAGGTTAGCCTGCAATCTGACCCTGCAGGAGTAGGTCATCCATCGATGTGGAAATCATTTTGGTTAGGTCGCTGATCACATTGGTAGTGTGACGGCGGCTGATTACTACCTCACCACTGAAGCACAGGTTGTCGCACACAAACGGTGCTACACCCAGAGCCAGCCCAGCAGGGAAGCGCATGTTGTTACTGTTACGGATGCCCAGCACATAGCGGTAGGACTGAGCCATAGTATCTTGCTGCGGGAACAGAGACTCCTGCTCCACTAGGCTGCGGACACGGTTGCCGTCTGGATCGCAATACTTCTCCAGCAGTTTGACAGTCTGCTGGGTACGGGTATTGATGGACTCCAGTCTGGCATTCTCAGACTTGAACCTGCCGCCCCGTTGCAGGACGTGGGTGTACGCTTGCAGGTAACGCCACACGTTGTGGCCGTAGCTCTGCTCATCTCGCAGCAGGGGGTTACCCTCGGCGTCTGCACCTTCCCGTTCGTACTCCTTCTCCACCGCCAGCATCTGGGTGACTGGCATGTTCCCGTGCTGGGACATGCGAACGTGCAGGTGGTGACGGTCTTTGACTGACAGTGGGGTGTCGCGGAATATCCGGTTACGCGCATCGATAGAGGGGACAGTAAACTCCTCCAACTCTACCAGTCCGAACATGCACTCGCCGTCTTTGGTGACGCCGAACTGCCCGTCCTTACGCTTGATATTCCGACGATCCATATCATCGAATACAATGTCCAGTAACTCCCCGTGATCTACGGGGCGGTGAGTGTCCGACTTAGCAGTCGCTTTGATTTGGCGCACCTGATCTTCGCTTGTCAGGGTCGCTCCGCAATGTAGCATTAGGCTCATTGTTATTCCTTTCTTTTTGTTTAGGGTTATGCCCGTGTTTACGGGCGTATCTTACGAACTCCCACGACTCGCGTGAGATTTCCTCAACTGGCAGCCGACAGGGTTGCCAGTCAAAATTGTAATCTTCAGCACTCATAGCTAGTTTTTTGAGGGATCACTTTCGAGAAAGTCGTTGATCAGATTCTCGTAATCATCCTTCCATATACAGTTGATGAGGTTTCCAACGAACCTGCATTCGTAATCCGCATCGACTCTATACATTCCTCTATTGGGGCTGTTGCCGTCTACTGCAACTGTGACCTCTTCGGGGCCGAACATAATCGTTATGTATCCATAAGAATCCTGAAGCTGGATAGCAATGAAATCATCGCCACTTTTTTTATTCCTGAGACCTCCTAAGTTTGGCAGGGGGTCGCACCCATCGCATGCTTCTATGATCAGCCCGATTTGATTCAGTTGTCGTTCGTTTAATTCTGGGTCTTTAGTTTTCTTTAGGTTTCTTCGTTTCATTTGTTTACCTTTCTAACTATATAGTTGTGTTCAGTTTCTTTTTGCCTACGCCGTGAGCGGCGATGGTGATGTTGCGTGTGGATTTACTGGCACTCCCGTTGCACAGTAGGCATTGATCGCAAGTGGTCTTGCGTCCAGCCTCCTCACTGGATGGGCATACTATCTCATCCTTAAACTTCTGGGGGAGCTTTGAGGTAGACCGACTCCAGATCGGGGTCGGAGTTATTCTGAAGGTACGCCAGCCGTCTGCCTGTGCCTCGCGTGCCTCCGCCTCACTGTCTACGCTTGCCATTAGCCATTGCTTGTATGCCGTATGCTTGCGCCACTGGTGGGTGTACCCAGTCCAGCCGCTAGATGCATTGGCAATCTCTTCAATCATATCTGTGGATAGTATTACCGGATCGCCGTAGGCTCCGAACCTGACCTTACGCCCCTCGAATATGGAGGTGTCGCCAGCCCAGTGCTTGTATCCTCCCCTATCCCAACACTTCCAGATAGCCAGCGGAGCCTGCCCCAGATTGACGTAGCATGTGCCGTTTCTGTGTGGGCAGTCGAAGCAAACGGTATCGTCTGCCCCTACCTTACGCGCTGCCACTGGGTTCATGTGCCTGTTGAGCAGCCATATCTGTATCATGTCTGCGGTCTTGCTGTTGGCACTGCCGCTGGCAAAGCCAGTCGCGATGACCACAACATCCGGTGTCTGAAATAACACTAGTCCATTCTTACTCATTGTTTACCTTTCCGTTTTGTCTCCCTTATGAATTGCATCTCCCGATTGCCTAAGACGTAACAAGTGTTCACGCAGTTGGTGGTTACCATCCGGCAAATCTCAACAAAGTAAATTGCATTATCCACAATTACCTCTATTCTCTCTATGGTTGGCTGACCGTACTTGAAGTTACTAACGTTTTGACGGTACTCAATCTCACCGAGCCTGACTTTGCGCCAAATCCTGCACCTTATAGATGGTGGTATTTCTCCCCACCACCTGTTATTGGGGATAAGTTTCATTGATTACCTCCATTCACAGTGATACGGGAAGCGTTCCCTGAACGCATCGACGCAGGCATCAGCCGCCTGCTTATTTTCTTCTGGGTCTATCTCATCCCAGTTACACGGTGGCCTGTCTATCCACAGGTGAAGAACCTCAAACGAGGGTTCCCTTTCATCCGCTGCCCCGTCTGGGTTAGCGGGTCTCATCTGGACGAGAGCGCAATAGGCTCTGCCTCCAAACTCTACATCATCTACATCTAGTATCATTCTGTTGTCCTTTCTGTTGTGAATAATTTCTACTTGTTGCTTACGGTATAGCTATATATACTAGCTCGCATGAGCTTTTCCGGTTCGCATAGAGCAAGCGTTACCTAGTCAAACTCAATTACTGATTACCCTCCCCTGAGCCAGCTATTCTAGGCTAGTGTAGCTATCCTGAAGGGGGTTATTTGTTTAGGTTTCTCCATACTTTCTGCCAATATACTTCTGTTGCTTGTTTCTTGTAGCCGTTCGGCCCGCCATTCCAGATGCGGGCATAGTCTTCTATGGTTGGCCGTCTGCCTAACCTGTTCTCCGTTGCGTATCTGTGCAGGTACGATAGCATAATCTGCTCTGCTTTCTGCCTATCGTAGCAGTCCTTCGGGAACCTAAACTGACTCAATCCCCTAGCTTTCCGCCACTCATTGGCATCAATCACACATGCTTCCTGTATCTGCAACGGGCCGTGGCTTGCGCCATTGTCACCCACTGCCCTGTCATTCCCGCTAGATTCTACCATCATCACGGCCATCACGAATGCTTGCCACGTTATCATTGCTTTCCTTTCTGTTAATCCCAGTCAAGTCCTCCGCCCCACACGAAGCCCGTCATAAAATCGCGCTCACCTCGTGATACATCTCCGCCGCGAGAAACCGTGATGAGTAGCGAGATGAACTTATCAATTTCAGGCTTGGTTTTCTCTGGATGTTTCTTTTGTTGGCGTCTGATGTACGCCAGCATTGCAGGGCCGAAGAGACTAGGCATCTTGAATCGTTTTCCATCTATCATTGCTTAACCTTTCTCCATATCCGATTGCATTTTCTTAGTCTCCGCTGCGTAAACCCACAGTGGCCCGACATAATCGACGCAATACGGGTCATCGTAATCCTCCTGCGTCATGTACCCGTCCGGCGTACGGTACTTATCAACCTCAGAAATTGATAGCTCCGTGATCTCAATCGGGAACTCTCTGCAAATCGCCCCGTCTCCCCACCTATCTAGGATAGCGGCTGACGCATTGTGTATGCGTGGGCCGGTGTCGATAAACACATAGGTTTCGCCGCCTTTGGACTTCCACAGTGGCTCCTCCTCACTGCCGTACTGCTCAAGTATCTGAGTAGTAACTTTCGCACATAGTATTCCATCTCCGTGCATATCTAACCTTTCTTTTGTTAGTGGCTTAATTGCCACACGCCAGAACACGCATCGCATGTGCTGGAGTGTGGCCCCTAACAGGTTGGACAAATTGCTTTGCTCGTTTCCTAACTGCTAGGCTTCACACTTTAGATTGTAAGGTATCAAACGGTATCGTTTGGTATTGTCAGCAGTCGCTACCTGCTTGTGCATCACTGGCATTGTAGCCCTATGTGGGTGTGATGCGGGAGGCTCCACAAATTCGCTCCCTACGTCCCTCGCATTGGAACGCCCGCCATCCATACTTTTATCGCGGGTTGGCATTGGAAGGCATGAGCATTGGGTTATGAATCCATTGCCTGCTTTGTATTGAATGCGAAAGTGCGGGCTACCGTCTCGTGCTTTCGCACGGTTAACCGTCTCCCCTCCGCAGGTTATCTCTCCTTCCCTCAGTGGCAAACGGTATCGTTTGCCGATGTAAAAGACCGTGTTGGCATACCTACCAACAACGCAGCTATAGTACCATTGAATATCCCTTTTTGTCAACCATAAAGAATCCCGCCATATTGGCAAGGGGCGGCCAGTGTGTAGGCACAAAAAAAGCCCCCCGATATCGGGGGGCTGTGTTGCTAGGTTTATGCCTTCGCGGTGGCTTTTTTGCCGCCTGCGCGTGTACGCTTGCCGCCTTTGGTGGCCGTCTTTTTTGCAATATCTTGCAACTTTTTGCCATTTTCTTTTATGGCATTTTCGACGGTTGCTTCAGCATTGGCTTGCGCGTTACTGCTCTCTTGAGCCGCATCAGGTGCTTGCGCTTTGTATTCGGCGACAATCTTTTTGGCTTGCGCCCATACGATATCGTGAACAAAGCAGATGCGCTGCTCATTGTTCATCTTACGCACTACGCTTACGCTTTTCTTTTCGACCGTTTCGCGGTCTTTGGTAGCGTTTGCCCCTTCAATCGCAAATGCGATCCCCGCCTGAATTCCGGCCCCAGTTAAGCGGGGAAGGATATCGCGCAGGTTGTCAGTGGGTTCGATAGAATCCGCCTCATTTGCAACCGCTTTGGTGATGGCATCTGCAAGTTTTTTCAAATCATTGCCAGTGCCGCGAGTATTGGCCGTTTTCTTGGGCCATTCTTTTTCACTGATAATGCGGTTACAGATGTCATTTATGGTGCGGTAGGTTGGGTGTTCTTTTGGCTTTTTGTTCTCCTTATCTGCATCGCATATTACGGAGATTGTTGCCTCGAGTATTTTCACCAGCAATTCCGGCCCCTTTTTGGTGGCCGATTTTGGGAAAACGTCCGCTTCTTTTCGGATTGAATCCTCAATTGAAACGCTCCCGTTGTGGAATTGCACCAATTCTTCACGCAATGAATCTTTCATTTTTTACCTTTCGTTTCCCTGTAGCCTGCAGGGTTATGTCAATCGCGAGTGGCTAATTCTCGCGAGTGCCGCACATGCGCGTGCACAGTTCTTTTCTACCAAAGGCGGTACCAATGCGCAAGAGAAACTTTGTATTAATCGCAAGTTTTATCCGGTGGCCGTTGGCGTTGGCCGTTGGGGTTGGCGATTGGTGGGCAAACGGTATCGTTTGAGGCGGGAAGGGTTGGCGAGGGTTGGGCCTGTTTTTGTGGTGTGGCTTGCGTGTTGGGAATATGGCCTTAATGGCGCGAGGTTGCTTTATGAGGGCTTTTTATTCTGTCGGGGATACTGACATTGCCCGCACGAGAAAACGCATCACAGCGCATTCTAGGGCTTTGCCGTTTTTAGGCCTGAGAATCGCGCGTGCGGCGTTGGCGTATGCTTTCGCTGTGGTAGAGCGGGCGCAGGTTGCGCGAGCTTATAGCAAAAAATAAGTTTTTCTGATGGAGGGAATAAGGGAAGCTTATGCGGGCGGGCGGTAAGCTTGCCTTATGGCTGGCATTAGGTTGGCTAATGGTGGCAGGCGCGGGCGGCGGAAGACGACGGGTGGGGTGACCACCCCATCGGCGGCCCTCATAGTAAGTACCCCCCAAAAAGAACTGGACACGTTTTAACTTGATGGTACCATTTTCATATGTCCGAGATATCGGTGAAGAAGAACCTAACGGGCGAGACGCTCGATCTGTTTCTTGAAAAGCTTTCTAAGGGAGTCAGCCTGACTGGAGCCTGTGCCGCCTGCGGCATCAGTGCGAAGCGGGTTGACCAGCTTCGTAAGGAGAAGCCTAAGTTCAATGCGCAAGTGCTGGCGGCTCAAGCTCGTGCCGAGGAGGCGTTCATCGACAAGATTCTAGAGAGCCGTGACGGGAAGCTGGCATTGTCTTTCCTGCAATCGCGGTTCCCGCACTGGAGTCCGAAGACGGCTGGAAGCGACAATTCGTCCGCGAAGAGCAGTATCTCGCCTGAGCTTCTCTCGCAGTTGTCTTCGATTCCAGAGCGGATTAAGACTCGCAACTAATGCCCGCTAAAAAGAAGAAGCTCAAGACGCTGACGGTTCAGCCAGTCTTTAAGAAAGGTGAGCCTCCTAAGCGTAAGGGTGAGCGGGACATTATTGTACCTCGCCGCAAGATCAAGCCAGCCCCTGCTCCCTCACTTGTGTTGTCTCCAGATGAGAAGCGCAAGCAGAAGGCTTTAGAGAAAATTGCAAAAGAGCAGGAGGTTTTGGAAGA